GCGCTGAACGAACAGCGTTCCGCTGTCCAGGCCAACAATCGGCACCCCCTGCTTCGCCCCGTTGCGTGTCGCCATTCGCACCACCAGATTGGATGGTGTGATGGGCTCCGAGCTACCTTGCGGGATAAAAAACTCGCCGGCGCTGGTGAAAATTTGCAAATCACGGCCTGAGAAAATATCGATGATCGAGTTCATTTGCTCTGTCGAGATGCTGGCACTGATCGATTGGTCGTCCAGCGCCTCCCCGACATCGAAATCGAAAAAACTATTTACCACCGAGCCAAAAAAGTGCGTGGGCAGGCTCTTAGTGCCACCAAAAAATAGGCGGCCCTCGTGGAACGTCAGGCTCTTCGGATAGCCTCGCGAGCCACTCCACGCATCTTCATATCCAGCCTCGAGTTGCCAATCGCCGCTATCAATCTGCTCAGTGTCGAACAGTGGGATTTCAGCATACGCTTTGACGACCGTGGCACTGACAAATTCAACGATTCGCAGACGGCCAAATGAGGTGGTGTGATTGATATACTGCCCGACATTACCGCTCGCAAAAACTGAGGCGGACGCCGTGACTTTGACATTGCCGCTCGATTTATCCGGCGTGATGTTAGCGGCCGGTGTGGAGGTGGATAACGTAAACGCGTGCTGTGGCACATTTGTGAACGTGATGGTGGAAACTGTCCAAGTGGCATGAGATCCGCCGCGCACGATTTTAATGGGCGCGAGATCCTCATGCACCAGGATCATGGTGTCTGCAGCCTGGGCGTGGCGCAAATTGGTTAGCATCGCGCTCGTGACTGCACTGACCGCCAGGTAATCGTTTCCACTGCCGTTAATGTTCGTGACCAGTGCGCCAGCACGGAAGATGTAGATGCGCTGATGCGTGACGCAAAACATATACGAATCAGAAGTTGAAAACTCGAAGCTAATCAACCGCACGCCATTTTGCGGCGCTGCGGCAGACGGGAGCTCAGCCACAAACTTCAGTCCATCGCGCCGCTTTACGCCGCCCTGCGGCAAAACAAAAACATTGTCGGCGGTTTGCAGACCGGAATAAAACTGCTTGAGGTCAATGCGCGACCGGAGCAAGGGATCAATCGCACCGCTGGCAAAATCCGTCTGGATCCGAACAATCCTGCTCATCGCACACTAACAAGAGGATAGTCAGTGAAGGTGCTGGTGGGCTCGCCTGCGGCGTCGATGTGCATGGCGGAGCGCATCATGCCACCCCGCATGTTCTCGCTTGGCATGCCAACGGCCAACGTCTGAAAATACTGTGCTTTGGTTATCTGATCGGTCACGGGCTCGGCAATGTGCCAGGCCATGTAATATTTCATCAGCTGCACGAAATATGACGGCCACACATCGACATTCGGCCGGAACTGATAGTCGATATATACGGTGGTGTAGTTGGTGAAAATGTTCGTGCCGTAGATTTCCCATCCAGAGGCCGTGCTTTTGGCCCCCGTGCTGCTCGAGGTGTAGAGAGCTCGAACACCCGACCCTATGGCGTCGGAAGGCAGCGGGTACTGGTAGTCCCAATTTGTCGGCGTATCCACACTGCGCGCAAGCTGAGTTTTCTTCAGCGAGAATGACCAAGGGAATGAAAGCAACACCGTGTCTTGTAGATCGTCAAACAGCCGGTCACAGACTTGTGCGGCGTCGGTGCCTTCAGAGAAACTCGAGAGCGGGCTGCTGCCAAGCATTATTAAAGCGTCTGAACAAATGCTGAGCTTTGTGTCGCCCGCTGCCATAGATAACTTCTCCTACGGAATAACAGGCGGGGCCGAAGCCCCGCCTGTAAACCCTCTAATCGGAATCCGTCACTACTCCGATAACCGTGCCGTCGCTCACGTCGACAACGCCACTCGCGTTGCTGACTACGATATGACAAGTCACTGTCCGCGTTCCGCCCGTGGAACCATGAACAAAGATCATGTCACCGACATAAAGTTCGTCCGACAGGTCATTGAAGTAACCCGCTGCATCCACGGCCGAGTGGGCGTCGGGCGTCGAGAAAACATACAGCTGCGGCAGATCGCCGGCCTTACTTTGCCCGCCAAGCGGACCCCATCCTGATCTAGCAAATGCCATGATTAAGACTCCCTGCAAGTGATTTTGACGATACCACCCGAAGCGCCGTCATCGATGGCGACTGCTCCCGCTCCGAACATGGAGGCGACGAGCCAGCTAGTTTTCTCAGGCACCCAATCAACAGAAGTTTTCTGCTGCATCGAAATGCCCATACCAGCGGCGGACTTGTGGAAGGCATAGGTGGAGCGGTCATTCGAGCCGTCCTTAGTCAGCCCGCCTTCGTCGCGATCACCGATCACGACAACACGGAAGCCGAGCCAGGTCGAGAGCTCCCCGGAAACGAGCGCACGCACACTGTTGAAGTCTTGCGAAGTAGCGCTGGTCTGTGCCAGAAGCGAACTCAGGTTATTCGCGTGGATCAGAAGAACGCGATCACCAGGCGGAACATTGTTCGCGTCCAGTGATTTTTTAGCGGCACGAATTTTTCCTGTGTTCAAATCACTAGCCGAACCTGATGTGCCATCTTCAGCCACGGTGTTGGCCACTGCGATTGATGTGCCAGCGTCCAGGGCATCGATGATAACCTGGTCCATGCGGCGTCCAATGGCGTTGCCGACTGCTGAAACGATCTCCGATCGGTCGTTGAAACCCACATGGGACTGGTTGAAGACATCGGAATATTCCGCAGCGATGTAATCGGTCATGCTCGCAGAGGCGAGTGAGTAGGTTAAAGACATTGGCACAACGTCAGTCGCGGGAGTGCGAACCGTCGCAACGCCTTTCGTCAGCTTATTAAACTTTACGGTGTCACCCTCGACACTTTTCTCACGAACGAGGCCGGCCAATGATCTGCTAGCCTGATAGGCTTGCTTGACCTCATTATCGAAAATTGTGACGAAGGCCGGGGAGATGGTAGCCATTTCCAGAACCCTTCAATCTGTTGAATCAGAAAACCGGGTGTCCGGACTCGGCCGGGCCGTGCGAAACAAATCGCCGGCTGCGAAATGCAGTTATCGACGCTTAGAAGCTAGATGCGCTGTTTTTCCTACGCAACCAAGATATTAGAAATTACGCCGCGAATTTCGGCGGTTGCTCTCCATGCTTCTCATAAACCATGCGCTCCACCTTGCGCGTATATGCAGGATCAGCACCATAACGCTCATCGGCCATCATGCTCTCGATGTCATCCATCGTAATCGCATCAGGCTGCGTGACTTGGACACTGGGGATGGCAGGCTCGTTATAAGAACGCCGTATTTTGTTCAGCGCACTGATAAAAGTGGCGCTGCTACTGGCGGATGCAATGGACTGCAACTCCGGCTCGCTCAGAACACCGGCTCCGGCCATGCGTCCAAGCCAATCATCCATCGATTTTATGATGGCATCGGCGTTGCGGCCGAGCTTCGCCATTTCTTCATCGCGCTTGAACTCGATCTGCTGCTCAATCACGCCCGCAGACTCCTTGTAGAGCTCAGTGAGACTCTTCACCAAATCCTGGCCCAAGCCCTCCTCACGCGCAAGATCAAGGAATTTTTCCATAGTCGGATCGTCCAGATCCAGTCCTGAATCCTCCAAATCATATTTCCCGTCCTTTGGCGGCTTGTGTTTTCCTTGCGACATTTTGGTGCGGAGCTCGGTATAGCTCTTGGCCATGGCGTCAACGTCCACCTGGCCATCCTTCCAGAATTTCTCCGGTATGTTCTCCGGCCGCTCGGCGGGCTCGTCGGCGGCCACAGCGTCAGGCTCAACAAGCGCGTCTGTCTCCTCGAGAATGTGCGCCGGCGTTTCCTCCGGCGGCTCCGCCGTCTCAGGCTTGGTGCCGCTTAGCAGCCCCTCTGGTTCTTCTGTCGCGTCAACTTGAATCTCCTCGTCCATGTGACCTCTCTATTCTTCTTTCGATTTCCCTGACCAGACTGTTTTGACCCTCCCGCGCATAACCATGGGAAGCATCCTCGCCGGGAAACCATGTCGGTTGTTCGATGGTGGATTTGCGTAGATATTCCAGAACCGTTTTACCGGCGGCCGTGCCGAAACACTGGCCAAACGCCTTATCAAGCTCGCTCGAGGCTGCGCCAGATACGCGGATCTGATCGATTTGCTCTCCCCAAATCATGCTGCAGCAGCGCCCTGCTCCATTTCTCCCTCGGCCTGCGCCGTAGCCTGCGCCTCGGCAGCCTCTTGCATCTGCGCCATGAGTGCAGCGCGTTCTTCCGGCGTGCTAAGAATGCGCGCCGGAACGCCGAGGCGGTCAGCAATAAACGCCAGCGTTTTCTCTTGATTCACTGCGATCATGCCGGCTGGCCCGAAGCCCTGCAAAAACTGCAGGAACTGCATCACGGATTCGAGCTCCTCCATATTCTGCGCTTTAGCTAGCGGACTCACCGGCACCACTTTGATAATGCGGCCATCGACCCTGAGATCGGTCATGTCCACCAAGTTCTCCATGTCCATGACCTTCAGGGTGCGCTGCACGATGGGAATCATGGCCTCTGTGATCATGCGGCCGAATGCACTGCCGATATTGCTGGCGAGCTCAGACAGACGCGCCTGGATCTCTGTCGCGCTGCGGGCGCTCATGTCATCCGGCGGCATCGTGTCATCGAGCATAATTTTCTTGATGCTCATGGTGAGATCGTTAATGACCAGCTGGCCAAGATTGACATCACCGGCGGCCGGCAATCTGCGGATTGATTCGCCCTGTGGGCCACCATTCCGGGCCACCGGGATCATCATGCCCGGCTGGATCTTGATGTTCTCCAAATTGACCACACCATCATCAACTACAGTGTACATACCAGCGAGGTTAATGCTGGCAGACTCGAGCAGAGTGCGCTTGGTGTGGTTCAGAGTCCGGATATCCGGCAGGGCTGTGAGCAGCGGGCCGCGCCCCCAATATTCGCCGGCGCAGACGGACCAACGGCAAACAATCCAAGGCGAACTCGCGATCTCACGGAACACGAGCTCCTCGCGCTGCTTCTCCCAGATGACATGATAGCAGTAATAATCGCCGACCGGCTTGTAGATCGTCGCCTCGAGAAGCTCGATTTCCTCGGACGGCTTATCACGAATAATGTCGGCCAACGCCGAGGGGATGGTGGCATCCGGCCATTGCTGCTCGATCACTTCAGCTTTGAGGCGCATGGTACGATACACGGTGTCAATCGTGTTGTCCTTGCCGCCCTCGAGCGCAACCAGGTATTGCGGGACTGCCTCAAAACGCACCGGCATATCCTCATCGCCTGGCTGAATCAACATGACGGCCGTTCCAACAGCCAGATCCATCAAAAATTCGCTGATCGCCAAATCGAAATTTGTTTGCCGCAGGACCGAAAACAAGCGTTCTGTATATATGTCCAGACCGAGATTCATCTCGTCTCGATCTTCCTCCGGAATGTCGTCGCCAGGAACTAGCGCGCACCAGTGCCTATATGGCGGAAATAAGGCAGATTGCAGCCTATTCGCAAATCTCTGAGTGCTATTGATGGCGGTGCTATCGAACAGCCGAGTTGTTTTCTTCCGGCCGGGGCTTTCGTAGTTGCCGCCAAACAAATTGCGCTGCGGCAACGCAAATTCGTACGCATCCTCGGCCTCATCCAGCCAGGACTGTTTCCGTTCCTTTGCCTTGGCGGCGCGGGACAATACTGCGGCAAGATTGTCGCGCATGATTACCCGCCCAACTTGTCGCTCAGCCCCAGTTGCGGATCATCGCGCTCCTGGCTCAGCAGCAGCCGCATGCCGCCGTAACGGCGCGCCCGCTTCTTTGCCTGCACGCGCTTCATTTCGTCTTTTTCACGATCAGCCTCGCGCTGCTCCTGCTTTGCCAGGATTTTTTCTTGCGCGTCCTGACTCTGCTGGATGATTGGCGGCGGCGGAGGAGGCTTTGGCCGAGACAAAATTCCGCCCATATCACTTGACCCTACTCATCATATATTGGTCGCGGCCACCAATCAGCTTCCGCTGGCGGCCTTCAATTTCAAATCCTAGCCACTCTGCAAACCGCACGCCTCCAACATTTTGACAATCCACCGTCATTTGCAGTCTGGAAAACTGCCAGAGACCAATAAAGTGTCTGCAAAACTTCCCGAGGGTGATTGCGGCGGGCTTTTTTGTGTCATTGAGCAGAAGGAAAAACTCCGCGACATCTGGAAGAAGTGGTGTGAATCCGCCAATTGCCACAATTTTGCCATCTTTCAGCGCGGTGATCCCCATGCCAAGCTGCGCCTGCACCTCGAGGCGGTCGAGCCAGTCCGGAATGGCGTGCACAGTGGCCAACTGAAACTCATCATGCTCGAGCATCAGACCATGATACCTTGAAAACGGCAGTAATTTTATGCCGGCAGGCGCGAGTGCGTCCAAATCAACGTATTGCAAAACTCAATTGCCAGGTTTATTATTTGCACAGTTGGCTTGCCGCCAACTAGTTTGCACCTCCTGGGTCGGCCGCGCCGGTCACCTCCGTCTGGCGCGGCCGTCTACCCGAAAATATCGATTTCCACAGGCGCAATATGCGCGCTGCCTGTTGGCGCGCCGGCTGCACGCCGCCGAGTCAGGCGTCGATGCTCACCGCCACCAAGCGTTAAATATCCGTACGCATCGCCAACATGCGAATTGGCGTCTTTATGCGCAACGTCACGGAAGCGATCAGTGCCGCCGGATATGCCGACACGCTTGAAATGATAGCCACCGGCCAGGGCTTTACGAAGCCGGCGGCAGCCGGGATCTATCAGCAAGCCCGGCTTGCCGCCAACCAGGCGGATCATCGGCGCGGCTCCCGCCTCGCGCCGCACCTGGAAGTCGTTGGACGCCGTGGGCCTGGCGTTGAGGCCCAAAGTTCGCAAGTGATCAAAGCTCGTGACCTCGAAAATCTCGTCCCGTTTGCTGCCAGCCGGATCTCCCCAGATCATTGGCTCAGAGCCCGTGAAACGTGTGTTCAACTCATACAGAAGCAGCTGGCCAAAACGCTCGAGACCCATGTCGTCGGTTACGAGCTCAAAGAATATGCGCCATTGGCCATCGGCCGTGCGTTGACCAAAGACGGCAGCCGGCGTGAGGCCGAAATCCA